CATCCTCTGAATTGACTAATACTCTTGTATCTGCAGGTCCCCAATGAAAACGCCCAGCAATAGCACCGGTTGTTGTAGAAACAGCAGGGATAACCGTAGTGAGGTCAATTTCAGAAATGTTAACGCCCGGTGATACTTGGAAAGGCATTTTTCATTCTCCTCATTAGAAGCTGTTAAACTTTAGCATTCAACATTATTTATAAAAATGTAAAACTCACCATTTATTGCTATCGTCCAAGCCATTCCAAAACTCACCTTGTGTCATATTTATTATTCCCGTATTTTCCTCTGGAATGTGATCATCTATGAATCCAAACGGCAATACATCATCAGTGAGTAATTTATCACGTTCCTCCATTAATTTTTTTCTGAAATCAGTATCAGTCAATTCCTTAAAGAATTCCTGATTTGATGCCCATGCAAACAAAACCACACACATAATAAGGTCATCATGAGCACCTTGGTCAGCTTCGTATGAATTTCCTTTTTGAATAAAAGTAGACAATTCATTTACTAGATTAAAATCATTTAAATGAATTTTATGTTTTTCAATCATTGTTTTGGCTGTGGCACAACCAACTCGTTTTACTGCTTTTGTAGTTCTGACACCGCGTTGGACATTTGATGAAAAACCACCGCCTATTTGCTGTCCGCCACGGCCTTTCATTGTGGTATATATGATATTTTCATATTCTAGTTCATTTGCCAAAATATCAGCAATTTGCTGACCGTTATCATTAATTTCTACCAGACAAAATGATTCATTATAGGCCTTTGCAACATTATATACAACTTCCGGGTATACAAGAGGTGAGATTACATTATTCTTATATGCAGCAACCACATTATAAGGGACTTCAGTGACATCAATTACAACAAATGCCGACGAATCAATACCTACACCTCTACTAGTATCTACTACAGTAAAATAAACGTGACTTGGATCGGGTTCAGCATATATATTTAAACTACCTTCATAATGTGATGACTGGGGCGTTTTAAATGTCATCGCCCTTAATGTATTTGGCGAAATAAGTGTATTGGATGAACCAATAAATTCAGCCTCGAACTCTTGCCGGAACTGGTCCTCGCTTGTGTTGGCAATTGTTTTGTCACGCCAATCATCATCTCTACCTGGTACATCCCACCAGTTTACTGAATAGTTTGCATATTCATTTCTCTTTTCAACAGAGTTTGTCCATATTTTATAAAATAAATCAAAACCATTCGGTGTGGATGTAATCACCACCTTTGTGTTTGTACCCGAAATAATTGTAGGATATACTGATGTAAAGAAATCATCCTGGATATTACGAGGAACGAAAGCAAATTCATCAAGATATAGGAAGTTGATAGAGTAACCACGGATGGCGCTTGATGCCGTGGATGATGCAATAATCTGACTACCATTTTCAAGTTCGATATTTGTCTTATTCCAGGCAACCACACCTTGCTGTAACCACTTCGGTAGGTTTTCATATGCTCTCTGAACTCTTGCAAGAATTTCACGAGCAGTAGAAAGTTTATTTGCAAGAATTGCAATTGTATAACTGTCATTAAATAATACATGCCACAAAATAACAGCGGCAGATGTAGTTGTTTTACCAGCTTGGCGGCAGGTTTTAATTACAGTAAATCTATTATCGGATATGGTTTGAGCCATTTCTTCCTGAAATGGATACATATCGAAATTCACAAGACCTTCATCGAGCGAAATAATTTTTACATATGTTTTAATGAAATAATTGACATCCTTTGAGCATTTGATTACTTCTTCAACTTGCTCAGCCGTCCATTCAATTGGAACATATGCTTTTTTTAATAATGGATTTGCTAAATAATTTTCAGACATATCTATTGACTTATCTCACAACAATGATATAATAGGCCTTGAGCCTATTCATTGGTAGTATTTTGTTTAATTAACTTCTGTAGTTCAGATGTACTACCGACAAATAAAGCATTGGTTACATTCTTTGGTTGACTAGAATCTTCCTTGAGTAGTTTTACCTTTCTCTGCAATTCCAATAAATCTTTATTTGCATCAACAATAGTTTTCATTAATGTTGACAAGACTTCGTATGCACGAGGGGATTCTGAGGTCGAGGCAATAGATGATAAATCATCAATGGACTGCTGTGCTGATTCAATAATGCCTTTTAAGTTTTCTCTGGCATATTGATAATCATCAATTACATCATCATCACTAAGATTCATTTTTTGTACTGGAGTAATTTCGCGAGTTTCGTCGATGACTTCAATCATAGATTTTGTATCATCTGAAAGACGAAAAATATCTTCCATATTCTTTTCCATACCAGTTTTCATTTTTCACCCATTATCTTTTTGACCAAACGTATGGCCTTTTTACCGTCAGGATGTTTTGGATTAATACTGACTGGTTTACCATTCATAAGATCACTCATATTAGCAGATTTACCTACTTGATCCAATACACGGTGTAATCGGTCCCGTTTATCATAACCACTAATTTCGTAGCCTTTTTTACCACGGATTTCAACCCAACTTCTTTTACGGCTGTCTTTAATTTTTAGCACATCCATATTTTTATCACGTACAAATTGTAACATATAGGCTTCATTAATAAAATTGCGATACGTTTTCATTTTTCAATCCTATGTAATAGGAACATCTGAGTTTATATTTACCGCAAAACCGTAGTCACTATTTGCACTAATTGCATCAAGTGGAACTGATAGTGAACTATTTGCAGATGGTGAGATTAGAGGAGCACCGTTTGCATATTGCGCTGGAATAACTGTAATACGCTCTCCAATTGGTGTATCGGCCGGAGTGTCCAGGCGGATATTTGTAACTGCACGCTTGATGATACCACTGTGTGATACTGGTCCGTAAAAATAAGCCTTCATACTGAATGTGAGGTTATAGATGAGAGCTCGACGGGTATCAAAGTCACCCTCGTATGTATCCTCAAGCGCCACGTCCTGTAAAACAACCGGAGTGTCGACAACCACATCCATTTCCGGAATCAGCCGAATATTAGTCACAAACTCTGGCCTGAAATACGGAATGATTTGTTCAATAATCTGAGCACCATCATCTGCATTTCTCACAAATACTGAGAGTAGCATGGTAATATCATACGGTACTGGTACATACTGTGTATCTACTCGATCAAGATCAGATGTTTTTAATCTTACATTTTTCAGAGTCGACGAGAGCTTACGCTGAGGCGCATAAGCCATGCTCTGAATTTCAAAACCCATACGAGGCAGAGTAATTGCCACATCCTGATCTAGGTTTGGATCTTGGGCAAGTCGAACAAGCCACTTTTCTTTTGGTCCATATGCCAACGGTACAGCAAGTGTCTGAATTCGGTTTCCGTTTGAGTCGAGCCGCTGAACGTAAATATCATTAAAGAGATTACCGAAGGCAATCACATATTTTCGAATTATTCCGTGATAATATTGTGCTCCAAACATGATTAATACCTATCGATTTCAGAAAATGGATTTGATTCACTGAAGTCAATTACCGCAGATGAACTGAATACTGGATCATTAGATTGGAAATACTCATTATTAGCCGAAGGTTGATTCGTTTCCAATCTATATTCCTGCATGATTGATCCACCTTCCTCAAGTTGTAGAATGGATCCATCTTCTTGGAGCATTTCGTTTGTGAGAATATCAGTGGTAAGATTATCCTCGACTGCATCAATATCACTAATACCGGTATCAATTCTCTCGTTGCTATAAGTAAAGAGTTCACAACGTAGATCATATGTTTGTAATCTACCAGTCTGGTAAAATACTTGTTCGTGTTCTACAAATTTAATCTCAAATAACTTGTCGACCATTGGAAACCATATAAGATCTCCTTCAAGCGGTCTGTTATTTGTAATTGAGTATCCTTCACTTGTTGCTGTTTCCAGAGTGATGCCGAACATTCCAGTATTTGCAGAGGTAGATAAAAATTGTCGAGAAGGAGCATTTGTATTTGCTTCTTCTTGAACATAACTATATCCAACCTCAGTCGTAAGTCGTTCTGACCGGGCCTGATCGAATCGTTTACGGGCAACGGTAAAGGTAACTTGATCTCTTATCTCAAGATTAAAACGAGATAGGAAATCACCTTCACCTTCGAAGCCTTCGACATTCTTGATATACATTTCAATATCAACTGCATCATCATACGTGGAGAGAGTATCCTCCCCAAAAAGAGGATCCTGTTTTACAGCTGTTTTTGGAATATACTTTAGATTATGACCATAAATCTTAATTGATTCAATAGTTAAATCTTCGACAAGATCTTGTTCTCTTGCATATCCAAAATTATTAAAATATACATTTGTAGGCACTGAATCATCCTATCATATCTTGAACAGGCAAACTGTAACTGACAATCATTTCCTCTTCAAGTTTTTGAACTTCTGCTTCGGCATCATCATAAATCTTTGCACCGTTAAATGTCAAGCCGCCGGGTAATTGCATACCTTCAAACTTTGTAAGGTTTGAACCCCATTGTCTCTTAATGAGAGCAGTTGCATATCGAGCCAACCAGCGATCACCCCAAACATCAGAATATGTTGATGGATCTGTGATTGAGTAGGCATCGATGATGATATATTCTCCTACAGCCACATCATTTGCCCAATCCATATCAATATGAAGTTTATTTACATGGCGATTATATCGAAGAGGTTTTTTACCAACAAATATCTCTTCAAGTGATTCAATATGTCGCATTGCCGTGACATATGGTACGTAAGATGATGCTGAAAGATCAAATAGATCATTCAGATGAATCTGATACCGAATATTGAAAAGATTTGATGATTGAACCGCTTGTCCAATATCAAGTATAGAATTGACACCGATGATTGAGTTCGAAAGTGTTATATATCCGTTTGTTTTATCGGAAGCTGTAACGACGTGTTTTACGAGAACTCGTTCAGTGCCATCAAAGTGATAATCTTGATAATATTTTAGAGCTTCGTCAATACGATCTTCGACCTGTTCATCATCAACATTAATATCAATCACAGGATCGCCAAGACGACGAAGACAATAACTTTTAAATGCTTCTCTGGTAGATGGGACTGCCATGGTAAACTCCAGCCATTTTATTACTATTTATAATGGAAGAAGTTTATATTACCTTCCGTAAATCGGTGGTAGTGTACCATTACCTCCTATATCTGCCATTGCTAGATATAGATATGTAATTCCGCTTTGATTTACGTTTCCATGCGATGCGCGTAACTTAAATCCGTCGGCTAAAATATCACCGCAAGTCAAAGAATCAGCCGCTTCAGCTTGACTAAGGTTTGGGTGTAACCGACGAGTAGTTGCATTAATTGGATCGCGAGAAGTATCTGTTATCGTCCACGGATTAACAGCATTAACTGGTTTAACCATGACCCATTTTGGCGAAAATCCTACTGAAACATAAGGACCGTCAGCATTACCATTTCCAATGTAGCTGCCTACTTTACACACACCGGGAACTGACCGGAATGCCATAAAAGACATGCTATCGCTTAATCCATTAACTTCGTTATTATTCCCAATATTTAATACAGTTGCTGAAGCGTAGTTTGAGAACTTATCAGCGTTTGTGGTTACTGCTTTTGTTGATTGTAGCTCAAGGAACTGATCACCGTTTATAAATGCACTTCCCACTAACCAAGCAGTTACGTCCGTTAAATTCTTAACCGCATACCATTCAGCCGCACCAGTTAGACCATGACCGACTGTTCCAGCCGCACCTGTGCCAGTGTACGTTCCAATCGAAAAATGACCTGCATCTGCCACGGTAACAGTTGAAGTTATAGAGCCATCTGTGTTTGACGAACCAGTACCGCCAGCAAGCCAGTTCCACGACACGTAATCTTCTGTGTTAGTATTAACAGCAGCTAAATTACCCACTGTAAAACCATCAGTGTCAAAGGTAGACAACGATTCGGTATTAGTTACTTCGGCAGCAGTTGAATCAGACGATATATATTTGGTTACGCCTCGCACAACATCAGTCAAAATATGACTGTCCGCTGCATCCCTATTCTTGATCCATGTAAAATCTGGTTGAAATCCAACGCCTGTGACTGCTTTACCACCAGAGCCAATTGCAGTGCCATCGCCTGTATAAAGCGTAGCGTTGAAATAATCTATTCCTTGGTAATCTGGTGCTGTTAGGTTGGCGCTGCAGAATGCTAAAAAGCCGGACGGTGGAGCATACTCAAAGTCTCCATACCCGTTTTCGTCAGTATTCCCTGTCGAGACGTTTTGACTGTCTTGTCCAAAGTTAACGTTGATCGAAGAAGCAGCACCTGATTGCGCCACGACAAACATGGGAGTTCCGGCTGTGAAGGTCACTGTTGGGTTGGTTCCCGCAGCCGGGTCGCCAGTGGTTGTCCCGCCACTGTCATACCAACTATCGTTGACGCCAAACCATAGCTTTCCATTATCAATGTCAATGGCGATTTGATAGGTGTCGGTCGTTGTCCATGCGGTCTTGCCGGTAAACAGAGCCGATCCGGCAGACGCAACCCCTCGATTACTAGCAGTAGGCGTTAACTGAAATATGTGAGTGCTAGAGTCTGCATTGAATGTTGTCGTTACTTCGTTATGGTAGCTTTTTGAGCTGACACCAAAGTAACCCCACGCAGACGTGCTGCTCCAAGTCCCTTCGAAGTATATAGTCTCTCCCGCACTTATAGGTCGAGTTGCCCATACACCACTAACTTCTGAGCCAGAACCTACTGCCTTTAAATTACCTTCTGACAAAGAAGTTAAACTTGAGATATTTAAAGCTGAAAATGTTGGAAATACCAAGCTAGGTGTATTAGTTGTCTGATTAACACTGCTCATGCTATTAGGCGTAAAATCATTAGCGTTAGAGCTAATATCATTCCCCAGATCAGCACTATTAGCAAAGTCTAAGCAAAAACTATTACCACCAGCGGTAGTTGCAAGCGCAGCAATATCTGCGTCAGACTTGGGGGTAAACTCTGAACCATTTGTACCTAGTGTAAACACATCTAAAATATCTGTAACGGCTACGTCACCATTTTGTATACTATTTCCATCAAGGAACAAATATTGAGACAGCGATCCTTTAATGTAATTTGATCCTTGATTGCGGCCAATACGCTGTTCGTTTGCGCTGTCATTCACATAATCAACGTCAGCGTTTAATGATGGATATGATGCTGACGCAAACGAAGTTATCTCATCACCGTTGAGGTAAATTTTAACACGATCAGAGGCAGTACTTTCAGCAGTATCAATGCTTATTATAAAATGATACCAGCCAATATCTCGAAAAAGCTGTGATGTATAAATCCGCCAGCCAACTCCGCCGCCGTTTATTTGCGAAACGCAAAGTGTGTCACCAGCTTGACCACCGCCGCCGCTGTTATTCCAATAAATGTTAAAATCATTATTTTGTGTACCATCGCCGGCTGAATAAATACCCGGCGCAACTTCGGTAAACTTGTGACGTTGTATCCAAAATGCAAACGTAAATCTTTTTTGATTTCCGGTGCTGCTCGGTGTTTTACTAAGATAATCTGCTGATCCATCTAACCAAACTGAATTACCAATCAGAGTTGTGTCAAATGCTGCGCCACTTTGACCTGCAGCACCAGCGACGACACCTTGGTGTAAATTAAATACCGACATAAAGAAACTTCCTATGCAGTGCCAAGAAGATCGATCGTAGCCACCGCATGAATAGTATTTGATGATTGAACAACATAATCTACACGGTCGACTTTACCAGCCGTGGTGGAAAGTGTTGGTGCAGTACCGCCTGCAAATCTCCAATACGATCCCCACGAACCAGTGAAACTACCATTTGCTGTAATAAAGAGTGCTCCAGCCTGTCCGGCCGTAACATTGGTAGGATTGGCATATGTGATATTAGCATTTGCCGTCAGGCTGAAATAATTTGATGTATTCAGATCTAGAGTAACTGTGTTACCAGCCAAACCGTGATATACACCAAGAGCACTGATAGACCCACGCTGCGCAACCGTAAATGATTGGTTACGATCAGTATGAGCTGTATTTGCATCCAGCTTGTTATATACTACAGCACTATCCTTAATCGAAGCAC